GACGGGGGGTATGTAGTACGCGAATGCTTTGCCGCCGTCGGGCAAGTCATACGACCACCACTGCATCAGCACGCCAATCGTATCCGGCGGCTTCGGACGGCCGAGCAGTTGTAGCACGTGTCTCTTGTTGTTGGTGTCTACATAGTCGTACTCTGCAGCGATCGACTCGTATATCTCAATAACGGCGTGTAAATCGGATAACCCATCCCCGACCCGTGCTGGGATTGCAGGTCGCGCGGCTACTGCGGGTGCGTGTACCTCATCCCACTTCTTACGAAGGGCGTTTATATCCGCCGGGATTATCGCCCCCATAACCGCGCGTCATCACTCGCCGGATGGGAGTGAGATGGAGAACGAATCTATATACTGCGTAACCGCTGACGGGATAACCTGCGTCGCCAGAATCCCAGAGAAATCGCCGGAGTTACCGACATTCCCTTGGACCCGTAGCGCGGTGGTGCTAAATACACCTGTGTCTCCTGCAAGTTCTAATCGCCAGTACACAGGGACCCAAACATTCCCCGCGCCTGGGGCGTTGACGGTGCCGTACCAATCCTGCGCCACGTTTTTTGATAGCACACCGTTTGACGGGGCGCTGAACGATAGGGCGGCTTCACTAGCGGGGCGGATGCACACAATCTCCGTACCGGTCTTCAAGGCGTCCGCATTGGTGGGGATAGACGTGCCCGAGTATACGGGCGCGGCTGACGGCGTTGTATGCCCGAACAACCGTACGCAAAAACGGTCTGGCGCACCTGCACCTGCGCGCTGCAATATTGTTGTTAGGTCGGCGACGCCCAGTAGTTCGTTGCGCATGCCTGTACTGAATATAGTCTGTGGTCCGGCCATGAAAATACCCTCCTAATTAAGTAGATTGCGCGGTCAGAGTCGCGGTCACGCGAAGTTCACTGCCTTCCGTTAGGGCAAGCGCTGTCGGCAGTATCGGGGCTACGCTGATAAGCACGCCTTGTGTGCTTCCGCGCAGTTCGCCGGAGGTCAAAAACACGCTACCGACTGTAGCGTTTTGGTTGAACACAAAGTTCACCGTCGTAGAGTTGGATATCACGCCGCTCTGCACGACAGGAGTCCAAACGAATCGATCTGGTGCGCCGTCATATAGCGTATTTACTTCGAACGGTACCACGCTACTCATAGTATCCGTGGGGGAGGCCGCGCCGTAATCGGCGTTCAAAAGCCCAATGCACCATTTGTCCGGTGGAAGCTCGTCCCCGAACAAAATACCCATCAGGTAGTCTATGCCCCCCGCAGGTACGAGGTTAACGCTCTCCCACTTCTGTACGGCGGCGCCGGGGATACGTAGCTCAAAATTATACTTAAAACCGAATTTAAACCCCTCTTTCATAATAACCTCTGTTAGGAAAAATTGCGGTGTCGGGTACATCTGCTGTCTTTATTCAGGGGGGGCCAGCTCTATCTTCGCCATTGGTGGTTTCGCGCTAACAAGCAGGAAACGTTGCCCGTCTCTGCGGAGCAACCCCGTCGCAGTATACCCTAACGCAACAGGAGTAAACCACTCCGCCGTTGTATTTTCTACCGCCCCATTACCGTTCCCAGTGACAAAACCATCCGCTGCCATCCACATAACACGCTCAGAATCTATGCCTTGTAGGGACCCAGGGATCGGCGCCCCCCCAACGGTGATGCTGGTCTGAGAAACGGCGTCCGTATCCAACCCCGAAATGAAAAACATGCCGTTTGCCAGAACATAAACACCGCCGGAGACCACAGCGAGTCCTGTTATTCGAGATGGGAAGTTAAGGAACCCCGCGAGCGCGTCTATCACATGGGGGCGAAAAGGGACCGTCTTATACAAAAACCTTCCAGACGCGATCAATATGCACGCGTTATAGGAAGCTGCAAGCGTACCGGATATCGGCGCGGACAGGTTTTCGGGGGGGAGCCTCCGTCCGCCAAACGTAACCACACCATCTATACGTAGTGGGGCGTTTTCCGTGGCAGTACCGACCCAATAGAGCATGTTTCCGTCGGGAGTAGAACACCACACATCTACGCTCTCGTCCGGGCTCACCGTAATAACCTCTCCGTTCCCTACCCGGTGGGTAGTCTCGCGCGACGGAACCGCTTCAACAGACGGGTCGTTCGTTATCTTCGAAAGCGCAACCCGATACACCCCGCGAAGTAGGGGCTGCGACGCCCCTGTGGTTATATCCACGTCTGTTATAGATCTCGTAGGCGGAGGTACCCCCCACGCCCCTACGCGAGAACCGTCATACGTTATAAACAGCGAGGTCTTCAAGTCCTCCGCCAACACTTCCATATACAACACGTCGTTATGTACAACAGCGTTGCGTATAAAACCTGGGGCTGGAACTACGACAGCCCCTTCAAAAAGGTCTGTATATATCGGCGCGGGCGCCGGTAGCTGGGCGCTGTTGCCGGAGGTCAAATCAACGCTCTGTAGCGTAGCATTACGTCCATCGTTGGTAAGCACCGCGCCAATAAGCCTCCCTTTATAAGGGATAGAGACCGCGCCTACTAAACCCACGCCTATCGAGTGCTGGTGTAGTCGTGTAACAATCCTCCCATCCGAAAAGAAGTCGACGTTAGTTGCGCCCGCCACCGGATATACCCCTCCTTTAAGCGGGCGGAGCTTGTTCGGGGAAGCTACGTTGTCTATCCCCCTTGAGAAATTATCACGTCTTATAATATTTGACATTGTACCCGCACCTCAGCCCATCGGTAGACGCCTGTATTGTACCCTGTGTGTACCCGGCCGTTCCTCCGTTACCTCTACCGCAAATGCATCCGCGTCTAGCTGAATAACAGCGCCCCGCCGACGACCCCTAGCCCAAACCATACAGAGAGGGGTGCCGCCCGCTCAACTGTATTTGCAGTTTTAGGCGGCGCAGATACAGTTTGTCGATGTTTGTGTGTTTCCAGCTTGATTCGCCAAACAGTCTGACAGCAGTAGTAACAACAGCGCCTCTGAGCGTCAGCCCGCGTGATCTGATACCGGCTTGCAGCGTATCGTCAGCAGTGCGCTTGTCGCAACAGTGAGATGTGTACGCCCAATCGTGGAACAGAAAAAAATCAATAACACGCATGTCAAACGGTGTGAAAGTTGCTTGCCAGAATGCAGCCGGAATACTGCCGCCATTGAACCAAAAACCTGCAGGTATTGTGTGTGCTTTCCCGAGCGTATCGACAACCGCAAAATCTTCAACTAAATCACAGCCCTGCTCGTCAGGGTACAGACTGCAATCAGCGGGGGTCAGAATCGGGCGCATTCAACACCTTGTCTGCAATCTCTAGCTCGGCTTTAACCTTTGGATTGGTTGAAACTTTCGCGCCAATCGCCACCAGTTTTTTTATCCAAGCAAAAATCTTTTTCATGTCACGCCTCGTTATTCGATACTTCGCCAGTGGGCTTTAGCCAAACCTTGCGGACGTTTTTGGGTTTACCTATCAGGTAAAGGTTTCTTGCTGCCAGCAATCTATCTTTCTTGATTCGCGCAACACGCACCATGTCAGACTGATTGCCTCCGAGAACGTGATAGCACTCCAAATCCTCGCCAACATACAGCCCAACATGACCGCCGCCATCGCGCGAAAACACCAACACACAGCCTAGCTCAGGCTCACAGGCTTCGCCCCACATCGCCCAGTCACGTGCCCATAGTGGCTTCTCAGGTAGTGGCTTCCCTGCTCTTTTGGCTATTAAGGCAACAAACAGACCGCACCACGGTATGCTGTCTGCGTTGTATTGATTTAATCCGGTTTCTTTCGCCCAATTCAAAATAACAGGATTGTTCTCGCTGCCTGCTTTTTCCTTAACGCCGTACAGCTTCAATGCTTCTAGCATCGCTCGAGGCGCTGTTTCTTTCAGCAACCAAGAATAACCGTCCTTGGTAAGTTGTCCGTTGCTCATAACGCGCCCGTTTTGTTTTTGATGACTTTTTCCAGCACTCTCTCGAAAAAGAAAAGCGAGCGCGTACCCATATGACCAGAAACAGCCACAAGTGCTGCGGTTAAAATCTGCGGAAATGCTGATAGTTCGCACAGATAAAAAGTAATTACGCCGACGAACGCCGAAATAACTATTTCACCGATAAACTCGACGATGTTGTGCGCCTTTGCCTCCCCGCGCTTTAATCTCTGAATAAAATTGACAACGCCGCCCCAAATCGCGAGAAAAACAACCCACGCATAAGTAACAACAGAATACCCAAGAGGGTCTTTATCGATCATTTTCATTTCTCCCCCGCTTGCGCGATTAACTTGCAGAAGACGCTGGAACAACCTGCAAATACAGAGGGTACGCTGGCTCATCAGGATTCACAGCAGAAAAGCCGCTTACGAGGATGCCTTTCGGGAAAGAACCTTCTGCCGCGCCGGTAATGGAAAGCAGTTTTTTCTGCACAGCAGGGATGACGCCGGACAGTGACACTTGCACCTCTTCACCGTTTACTACAATGCAACCAGACAGAGCGATTTCACGATCAGGCTCAGAGCATGGAACATCTACCAGCTCAAAATCCACGCCATTGTGGATCGACATGCCTGCATAATGTACGCCGTTGAAGAGAAAAGGTACTGTGATATTGACTGCGTTCATTTTGTTTTTACCTCTGTTAAAAATTAAAGAGCAGAAAAATAATTATCCAGTGCTAATTTTAGCGCACTTTGTTCTACCTCGGTTAATGGCTCGCCAGCCCACTGAGCGCCGGACGCGCTCGGTTGTCCGGTCGTTCCGTTGCCTGTCGAAACATTACACCTAATTGACGCGTTTGATAGCTGTCTATCTTCATTGTTTGTTGTGTTTGTCGATGTTTGAGACGCATTTTTGTACGCCCGTAGATCGTTTTTCGCCAGGCGAGCAAGATAGAAAAACCAATCTCCGCTGATTGTAGAACCGCTTATTTTATCGTTACTGCCGTGGATAAAGCTGCCTGTCAATGATGAAGTTGATTCGTTCCCGTATACGACAAGCGCTGTTCTGTTTAAAATCGCGCTGCCATAGGCCACCAGAACCCCCGGGGAAGCGACAGATGGGCTGGTCGTTGCGTGTCGCGTTACATAAGCGCCGAGACCAAAATTATTTGCTGTAACCCCGCCGGAATGATCCGCAAAAGGGGTGTAATTCGTATTAACATAATTCCCGCTGCCTGCAACTCCAACAAAACCCAAATCAAAATCCCAACTTGCGCTGCCGGTTATGCTTGCCGATCCTGAATGCCGCTTTAAGTCAAGCAAACCGGATTGCGAATCTTGCGCTTTTTTTGGCACGAACAACATGTCGAGCTTTGAATAAACACCAGCAGTCTTGATCGCAATAAACAGATCATTGATTGCATTTTTTCTTGTGCTGTCCGGCTCTACAGTAAATCGTGCAATGTACGCTGCTGCGTCAGGGTCAATGCCGCCACGCATACTTCCCGCAGCCGCTCCCATAATCATTCCGCTCATTGCGTACTACCCACGAGCTTGTATGTGTCCACGCCCGTGCGCTTTAACACGACAAAATCGCCGTCTTCTAAAATCAAACTTCCGCCTTTCGGTGGCAAAATTGTTACGCCGCTGCCTGCGACAATCGTTAATTTATCACTAGCGCCTCGCCGCTCAATTTCATACGCTGCATTTGCCGGTATTGCAGCGGTCGCGTTCGGCTGCACGGTTAAAGTTACGGCAGAAGCGTTGGAGAAATAATTGTAGGTTCCGTTGATTAAATCCGCGAGGTTGTATGTCGTTGAACTTTGTTCAAAGACACGCGAGTTTGTAGTACCGTCTGGAAAAGGCAAAACACCAAAAGTCCCGTCGTAAATTGTGTACGCATCGAATACCCCGTATGCACCGGCACCAAAAACAATTCCGTCAATCGTTATATCGTGTGCCGAATATTCCGTGATTATTTTTTTAACGCCATGCGTCAAAGTATTATAGATTGGCGTAACCGTACAATCAGAAGTGCCACCAGCAAAAATCCACACTGCTGCGGCACTTTCTTCGGCCGTCATTGTGTAAGTAGAGCCTGCGCCGGTGTCGATAGTTGCAATACCCCGCGCCGCCAATGTTTGTCCTTGCAGTTTCCACAGCGCACCCTGAACGGTGTTGCCTTCTGCAATAGCCTCGTTTGTTGGCGTGCCGATTGGCAGTGTAGGTATTTCGCCCTGCGGGCCTTGCGCTCCGGTATCGCCTTTGGGGCCTTGCGGGCCCGGCTCCACTACCGTGACCACATGAGCTTCGCTATTTCCAATAACAACTATGCGCTCCATACTCATGCCCCAAAATATTCTGCACGAGGTTCGAAGTTGCCCCGCAACAAACGCGTCACAACCCCGCTGGGGGAGACAGCTTCAAACTCGTAATAATACAAATGACCTTCTATAAAGAGCGCTGTCTGTGCTGGGGTTAACGAGACAACGAACTTTCCGTCTACCCCCCCTACAGCGACGCCGGTTGTTTCGTCGAGTATCAGCACCTCGTCTTCTGCGGTCCCCGCTTGAAACCGCGCAGAAAAATCCGTTATATCGACCGGCTCGCACCCTGCGAGCCATACAAAGGGAAATGTGAATGTTGCCCCGGCGTCGAACATCATGTCGTGTGTACCCGCCAACATATCACAGCCCTCCATACGACATGATACGCGGACGGTGTTCACGTCGTTCGCGCTCACGCTTGATCTGGTCACACAACGCACGAAACTCCTGTTCGAATTGAACGGCGCGCTCGCGGTCGAACGTTTCCGCGTCCTGCTTCCTGTACGCCTGCGCAGCGGCGCCGATGATTAACGCAGGCTGCTGGTGCTCAGGGATCTCGAAAGCGGTGCTATTCGCGCCTATATCTTTTAGCGGTAGGCGGTACAAAACGAGCCGCAACATATCTCCGCAACTGGTTTCGTCGGGGGTCGGGGACAACGTGAGATACCCGCCGTCCATACCTACAACGGCTACAGAAGGCCTCCCCGTCTGAGTCGCTGGGTAAAAACCATCCGCAGAAATGTTCTCCTCGTTGTACAGAGGCAGTTTCTTGCCGTCGCTCGCGCGATACACATCCCGTATCTTAAGGATGCGTGGGGACAGTGGGTAATCCGCCACCCCCGCGACAGGCTGCAGATAGGTTAGGTTGGAGCGGGAATCGCCGATACCCCCTGAGTATCGGGCGATATCCTTCTGGGCACGATCGAGAAACTTGTATATCTCCCCGTCAGACCACAGGTATGGTTCCACCTCGTCTCGGACGAAAGTGCGGAACTCGGCAAGCGCGTCTGACGGGGTCACGGGGATTACTCGCCGTCAGCGGCTTTAGGTGCGGCTTTAGGTGCGGCTTTAGGTGCGGCTTTAGGCGCCTCCTCAGGTGCTGCTTCCTGAACAACAGTAGCGCCTTGCGCTAACAAATCTGCTACCGCGGCGTCTGGTACAGCGGCCGCTACGCCGGGCTGCAGATAAAACGCAGGATGAACGGTATTCGTTGCGATGGCGATGGCGCTGATAAGAGTTGTCGTGTTCATACTATATCTCCGTGTGTATTAAAAAAGGCGCGCCCAGTGTAACCCAGAACGCGCCCCTCCGGTACTTACTCCGTTATTACAGCACTACGTCTGCCGCATCGGCGAGGTAATACTGAATCGCCACGGTGTAATCGCGGTCAACAGCGCCAGAGGCGACGGTGACCTTGACATCAGTCGGTGACGTTGTCGGCGCGGCTACACCGGTAACAGCGGAAACCGCTACACCTGCGGCCAATGTTGCAGCGGCGCGTACAGTTGTGGCGCCAACGGCTACTGCGACAGTCGCCGAGCCAGCACCGGATACAGAAGAAACCTGTAAACCGGTGACTACAGCTTTGGCAGGCAGAGTCGCGATAACGAACCCGTTGGTGTTGATGGCTTTCGCGCTAACAAGGGCGCCAGTTGTGTCGATGACAGTGTCAGCAACAGCAACTTTTACGCTAACTACGCGCAGGTTCGCTGCGGAGGTAGCCTTTTGCAATGATGGTAAGCTCATATTAACCCCCTATTAAGATTTAGCGTGGCAAACGTGTGCGCTAATTACGCCGAAATCTTGCGGCGCGGCATCGTTCACGTACTGGTTTTTGAACTTCGGACGCAAGAAACCGGCGATCTTCGCTGTTGCGATACCGCACTGGTTGTTATAGTCGAAGTTCTCCTCATCCCAAGAAGGCGCGCCGATATCTGCGTACGCCAACGCTTGGGCACCGCAGAACAAGATCTGCGAGCCTTTCTTGTTCGCGCCAGAACCGTAACCGGTAGAGGCGTGGGGTACATGTAGGAACTCGTGCAACACAACACCGTCGATCTTCACGCTGTTACCAGTGAACAGATCGTTCTGGTCGCCGCGAGTCTGCGCGTGGCGCAAGTTTTCGCGGAAAACAGGATCTTGTTTCAACAACATCATGGCTTCGGGGGTCAGAAACGCGTGGAAAGTCTCCTCGCCACCATTACGCACGCCGCGCATGTAGGTCTCGCGAGCATATTTCTTCAGCTCAAGGAACAAATCCCAACAAGGCAAGCTGTTTGTAGAACCGAAGCCACCTGCTGTGGTAGTAACGGCGCCGCTCCCTACCGTAAACCCGGTGGTGGAAGTCCAAGAACCCACGCGCTTGGTAGACGGGGCTGTGTTCGCCGCAGCGAACTCGAGCTGACTGAACTGACTGTCGGTGCGTGCTGTGCCGTCTGGTTTCAGCGCGTATGGCACGCCGCCCAGCGTTTGGAACGCCAACTGGTCGATACGATCCGCCAACCAATACGCTAACACGTCGCGTGCAGTTTTACGGAAGTCTACGATCGACTTCTGTTCGGCGATACGACCTTCGCTGCGGTGGCCGTGGCGAATTTGGTCGATCTGGATGACCTGGTCGTACGACTTGATGGCTTCCTCGTTGCCTTCCAGCAAACGATCGCCTACAACACCGTCACCCTCTAAATCCGCTACCAACGTGATAACCGCGCGGGTACCTTTCTCAGATTTTTTCAGTTCGGTGATGTGTTGGACAAGGCTGTTAGGCCCTTTACCCAAAAATTTATTCAAAAAAGACTGTTCGCGGGCCTGCTTCCACAGATCCATCGACCAGACCGTTTTCTGTTCTTCGGTCAATTTTGAAAAGTTAGTAAGTGCCATACAGGCCTCCGATAAAGATAATAGGTTTTACGCTGGTTCCGAATGTCTGTATCGCTAGACTTGCGCTAAAACCGACTATTAGGAGGTCGGGGTCCCCGTTAGTAAGTGCTTTTTAACCTGCAAAGCCCCCTGTGTCAACACCTGGAGCAGATATCCAACCGCCACGGCGGTAAAAAACACGCCGAAAACGGGTAGTAGCAGCATGTACGCCGCCACTACTACCCACTGCGCGACTTTACAGCGTATCGCCACGGAGCTTCGCCAAGGTGCGTTCGTCGAGCTTGCCGATGTTCTCCGCTGTAATAACCGCTGCCGGAGAAGCACCTGCTCGTCCACCGCCTTGCATCGAAGGGGGTTGGCGTAGAGAGGTGCCGCTGCGGTTATCCGCTTTGGGCGGGGCGCCCAAAACATACCGCGCTGCGCGGGTCAACGCGGTTGCGCGCGCTACACCCTGTCCGACGAACGCGTTGACCAGTTGGGCTACCTCTTCCGTCGCTTTTCGATCGAACGCGTCGCTGTCAGGGTTCAACGCCGCATAGGACGCCTCAACTTCGATCAGCGTTCGGTCGTACCGCGAGGACTCTACCGCGTTTACCTGCGCATTAGACGCATATGAACGCTGCTCCTCAGCACGCTGGTAGTCACGGAGTTCGTTCAGCTGACCGCGCAGTTTGCGGGCCTCCTCACGGTCACCGTCTACCAGAGCTTCCTCGTACTTGTCTTCGATTTGAGCGATGGCGCTGCGCACCTCCGCAATCGAAGGCATGTCCGACTTACTGTTGGTACGGCGCATCTGATCTTCCATTTCCTGAATGCGCTGCTCGGCCGCGTCGGCTCTGCTGCGCTCCTTCGAAACGGCCTCGTCAAAACGCGCTTTCGGGATACGAATGTCGTCCTCGCGCTTCTGTTTGTCGGGGTCCTCATCGGTGTCTTTGAGGAGTTCATCGAGGTCAATCGATTCTAACTCGTCGTCAAACTGGGTATCTTGGTCGGTGCTCATGGTTGTACTCCATCTTGGTTAGACTGTGTCCCATCGGTCGAAGGTTCTTCCGAGGGTGTTGTTTGGGGTGTTGCTTGGGGTGTCGGCTCGTCCAGTGCCTTGGTAGCCTCCGACTCATACGCTTCAGCGGCTTTTAAGAGACGCTCTGAATAAGCAGCGGCCTCGTCGTCTTCCATCTGTTTCGCTTGCGTAGCTTGTTCAAGCGCGCGATCCTGTTCTTTCTCGCGCAAGCGCATTTGTTCGACGGTAATCTGCGTGTCCGCGCTGACGTCAGCGACGTACCGCTTCGCCGCAGCGTCCAAGCGCATACGACGCTCTTCGAGCGCCAGCTTCTCGCGCGCGATGATAAGTTCGATTGTGTCGGCAATGCCATTCGCGTTCGCGTCGCCGCCTTCCCCACGGGCTTTTGTCAGCGCGTTTTCCGCCTGCGCCATCTTCAATTTCGCAGCGGCCTCCTTGTCCATCACCTCCGCCTGCAACATGCGCATCTGCAACTCCTGCTGCATCTGCTGCATCTGCTGTTGTTCCGGCGTCATCTCCCCCGCCATCTCCTTCAAAATCTCCGCCTTGTCTTTCAGACGACTTGCCTGAATGAGGTACTTGTCCGGCAGTTGTACGCCTGCCTCGGTACGCAAGCGGAGCGCCTGATCGTATTGTGTCTCCTCGAAAGTATCGCGGTCTGGCTGATTCGTGATAACCACAGCGTATTCACCCAGCGTCAAATCGTTCAGGATCGTACCGTCCGACGTCTGCTGGTTAACTGCCATTGTACCTGTATCACCTGTCATGCGGTCAGTAGTAACGACTACTAGGCGCTCCTCCGTGTAGAAGCGCTGGATCAACCCCAAAACGACACTCGCCAGCAGGAAGTCCGAACGATTCAGCGAATCCTGGATATGCGCAGTTCCCGCCGACGACCCGGCCTGGTTCGCCTTTACCGCCTTGGCGGACACGTCTTCGCGAGCGAAGCCCGTCATGTAGTCGCTCACGCCGGAAATCGACTTGATGTGCTCCTCCGACTTGTAGCTGATGCGGTCCAGCCCCTGCGGCGTAGGGTTCGCTGGGATCTTCTGGATATTCCCCATGTCATCTAGCTCGATGACAACGCCAGACGAAGACCCGCGCTCCTCCAGTTCCGCCAGAGACATATTCTGCAGCGAGTTGCGTTTGATGAAATACCCACTGTTCGCCGTGGTGTTGACCACGTGCAACTCTTGACTGGATGTCTTGTTCAACAGCTCTTGTGAACTGAGCAAGTTTTCTACAACCCCCACCGTACGTCCACGGACGAAGTTGGGGAAGTATGGGATGATCGTATACTCCTCATACGGAGACCACTCGTCATACAACACTTCGTCACCGGCGACCACCATCCAGCGAATGCGCTTACGCTTGCGCTTATCTACCCCCAGCTGAGGATTCACCGCCATGTACTGTTGGATACGTTCGTCGGACCAGTTCGCGGGTACGGGGCGGATATCTCCGCGCACGGAATCCACAAATACAGTCTGTTCATCGATGCAACGAAACTGGTAGTCCAACACACGCACGTCACGGCGTTGTCCGCGAGACAGTTCGTCGGGGGTAGTCGCTGCGTGCGCTGGATCCGTACCGAACCGGTCGTAGGTAGATATGTCCGTCGACGTGTCGTAGTCTGACGCGGTCAGGTACTGCGCACGCACGCGCTCGGCTACCTCGTCCCCGTACTGCAGGGCGATGTCGTCCACCGTCTGCCATTCCGTGTACATCACGTCGTTCCACCGCGCGGGACGGTATGAATCCGCGTCGGGATCTATCAGCACGTTTTTGGGGTTCAGCTGCTTAATGCGAACCTCGCCTTGGACGGAGTCCTCGGTGTCTATGCGGACGTCATAAAAACCACGCCCCGTTACCAAGCCGTCTAGGAACACATCGCTACGCACCCAAGTCAGGTCGTTGTTGTCTGAAATTTGCATAAACACTTTCGTCAGCGCATCGGCCACTTCCGCCTGCGCGTCCCCTGTGCGCGGTTTGAAAGACGTATCCGTCCGATTGAATATCTGCGTGCCAAGTAAATTCGATACAACGGGTAAGATCTTGTTGATCGTGAGTGCGGGGCGACCCTGCTCTTTCAATGTGGCGAGGTCACCTTCATCCCACTGATTGCCCGCGAAGAAATCTTCGCATTTGGACGCCTTCTCTACATACTGCAAATGCCCGTTATCCCGCATATACCGGTAACGTGCCCACACTTGTTCTGCCGTAATCGGTTCGTATCCGCTCATAGTCTCACGCGCTCATAAAAGTTCGTCGGTTGTTTTTAAATCGGTCTTTCCACGACTTCGCTGCTTTCGGCGGATCCACGCGTCTAGGCGCGTTGTCCAACGTTAAGCGGACTGCCCAAGCCAACGCATCCACGATATCGTCATGCGCCCCGCCCGGGAACCGGAGGAGCTCCTGCAGCGTATCCTCCAGCCAAGAAGTCCCCGCCAAAAACCACAATTTGCGCTGATCGAGTCTGGCCTGCAACGGACGCGCCCGAACCGCTTTGTCGGATAGTGGTTTTAGCACTTGGATACTCGGAAATAGCTTCCGCTCGTTCATCCGCTGCCGTAGTACTGGTTCTATCGCCTTCCATATCTGCCCGTCCTCAACACCTAAAATATAAGACCCGCCGCCGACACGCATGTAGCGGTCCGCCACGTTCAACATAGATTCCACGATATCGAACGTGCCCCCCTTCATACGGTGGACGTCCTCAACGACAACCGACCCCGACGGGTCCTGCGTCACAGTCGCTCCGACAGTGTAGTCGTTCTGCTGTTTCGTTCCAATCGCAAAATCCCAGGCGGTGTAGACGTTGTGGTCGTGCGTTATGGTGTTAGTGGGGAGAAACTGAAACCACTCCTTCTTGAAGTACACCCCCTCATCCGGCACAGGCCGTTGTTGATATAGCGCTGACCAGACCCTCGGGAACATATTCTCCTTGAAATTCATCACCGTCTTTGTGGAGTACCGGTCCTCGTGCAGCGCTCTGTCTTTCTCGCGTAGAAGTGTGTAGTTCTCCGGGACTGGGTCGAGCGGTTCCTGAGTCCGTATGATTTCCCACGTCGTCTCATCACGGTATTCATACCCCTCGTCACTAAGGGCGGGGTAGCGCACGACCTGCCACTGATCCGCGTTGGGTGTAGACGCCATGCGCTGTTGCAGCCGCCCAGCGAGATCGTCGTAGTTCCACCAGGTCTGAATAAAAAGCACGCCGCCGCCTGGGGCAAGCCGTGTGTACGCCGTTGACTGATACCAGTAATCGAGGAGCTGGCGGCGGTCCGCGCTATCCGCCTCCTCCATGTTCTTGAGGGGGTCGTCGATAATGAGGATGTGCGCCCCTTTACCTGTGATACCGCCCCCTACACCGGCAGCTTTGAAACCACCGCCTTTCGTCAAGCGCCATGCCTCCGTGGCCTGCGAGGTCGCGTCTAGCTGCGCATCTGGGAACAAAACCTGGTACGCCGGGTCCCGGAGAAGCTCGCGTACTTTTCTGGAGAACTCCATCGGGAGGTCGAGGTTATACCCCACGTTGATAATCTCGTGGTGAGGGAAACGCCCCAAGTGCCACGCCGGGAGTCGTATAGAGGCTAGTTCTGATTTGCCATGGCGCGGGGGGACGAGGAGCATAAGCCGGGGGGACTTCTTATCCGCCACGTCCTGCGAGAACCTCTCCAGCCGCATAGCGATATCGTTGTGCACCCACCCGATCTGATAGTCGGGGTGCGTGTGTTTAGTGAAGTGGATAAGACGGCGTTTCGCCAACTGTCGTCGTGCAAGCTCCTTGACGACCTGTTCGGCGCGCTGTTCGTCGGTGAGAACTGCGTTATCCACGCACAACCTCACCTTCAATCGTCTCGCCACCGGCGAGACGAAGGAGCTCTTCATCCGACATCTGCATCAACTTCGCGGAGAAGGCCACCGCGTTACCAGACACATCTACCTTCACCTTCACAGCTTCGTAGAAACCGCACATCTTACCGATCTCGCGCCAACCGGCGACCATGACGGCAGGGTCGCCGTTGATCCTAGCGAGGTCTATGGCCTCTTTGAGACCGTCCAGCACAGTGGCGCGGGTTATCTGGTTTTCCTCCGCTGTGCGCGCTCTGGCGGCGGCTATCATGTCCTTGACATACGGACGCGTAAGCACACTCTCACTACCACCAGAATTCGCTGTCGGGGAAAGCCCAGCGGCTTCGAGAGCAGCTGCTCGTGTCATCCCGGAGGCGATGTTCTCCACGAGAGCACGTACACGCGTGGTGGGTTTACCGACTTTCTTGTCTTGCCCGTTGACCATGCGTATTCTTTTCTTGGCACCTCCTTCTGAGGTGGCCGGGGAGTCCAAAAACTCCACCATCTTTCCGTTATCCGTCTTCCTGTGCCCCCGTTTAACGTAACCCCCCTTGTATTGTCCTCTCGGAGGCGCGTTCTGGGAGAGGTGAGGGCGACTAGGGTCTTTTTTAGGGGTAACGTCCGTCATATCGAAGCCGGTGTCGAGTGTAGGGCGCCAATGTAACTGAACCCCCCAGAAAAAAGCAACCTATGGGAGGAAAAAGCCGTGCCTGTGGATAACTTTGTGGATAACTTTGGCGTTTTTGTGGATAACTCGGTTTTTGTGAAATTTTTGTGAAGATTTCGTGAAATTGGACTGTTTTTTCGAAATTTGAAAAATTACGTACTAGGTATTTACCGCAAAATTGTACATTTTTTGTACAATTTCGACGATTTCCTTACGAAATTTTACCCATTCTTACGAAATCCTTACGAAATTTTTTCAAGATCGTAAGGAGTTATCCACAGGGCAGAACTGAACAAAATCAACGGCTTACAGTAACATCCTAACTGCTATTTTATATTTCCTTACGATCTTACGAAATTTTTAGAAACTTTTAATGAAAAAAAAAAAATTAATTTATATAAAAATATCTATGGTAAAAACTTTCCAAAAATTTCGTAAGATCGTAAGGAATCCTCGAAACCGTCGCAACAACCCCGCGCAACTGTTTGATTCTATTGGCCCTGAAGACGCAAAAACTCCCTTACGATCTTGAAAAAATTTCGTAAGGATTTCGTAAGA